GTTGCTGTTATATCACCTCCTAGTGCAGTCAACGGTGTTTCGCTTGGAATATCTTCTGGGTGTACTTCGTCCCCAAATTGATACGGTGGATGTTCTGCAACAATAGTTTCCTTCACTATGTCTGCTTTTTCTTCGATTGGTTTTTCTTCAACTGGTGGCACAACCGCCGGTGGGATCAATTCTTTCTCAGCGTTTTCTGCCTCTTCACGTTTCCATCCAAATGTCATCTGTGCGGCCAGCAACATGATAACTGCCAGTGGATCAAATACAACAACGATGAGAACAATGATCCATGTTACTGCTTTTTCCAACATGTTTTCATCAGCCCCAGCATCACCGTAGATAAACTTGGCAATGTATTTTATTGGCCCAACTTCTGCTTCCACTTTTCGAACCTCAGCTCGTATGGGTGCGGCTTCTTCGTTGATTTTGGCAATGTTCTTTTGCTCTGCTGTGATTTCGGCTTGTAATCGAGCTCGTTCTCTTTGTTGTGCTTGACGAATAGACACTGCACGATTTGCACCTTTTTCATCTGTTGAACGTGCCATGCTTTGATCCACGGCTTCGTCCATCTGCTTCAGCGCCTTGCGGTTGGCCTCAATGTTGTCTTTGCTTGTTTTGATTTTTTCGTCGTATATGGCAATCTTGCTTTGTACATCACCACTGACTAGATTTTGATCGCTATGTGCTTTGGACAAGAATCCAAAAATTCCCATGCTTGTGATAATCATCAACACAATCACAGCAGTGATCATGTAATATTTTATAAATCGCGGAGCACGTTCCCAATTGGCTTTGAGCCATGAGGCACACACAAGTTTGCCCACTTCTAAAGCCGATCCCATGATGATAATTGGAATCACTGCCGCAGAAAATATAGCGGTCAAACCTACTACAGAGTAGTAGATTGCGACCGCCGATATTATTAAACCTGTAAGTAGTAGTAGATACGCTAATATCATCCTAATCCATTTCTATTATATTGGACTGCCAACTAATGCAGTACCGGAGATTTGAGTGGCCGATACTGTACCAAAAATGGTAGCTGGAATATTTGGTTGAGTAACAGTGACCCTAGCTTGGCTGTCACCTCCGAATGCTGTACTATAGACTCGTGCTGTACGAGTGTTACCAGTAGTACTGCCTTTGACAATACCGTATGTAACGATATCTTGTATTGCAATAGCCAGGGTAGTAACTGCGGTTCCGCCAACTCCCACATAAGCTGTTTGGCCTGTCACACCCTCTGGGCTGGTATAAGTGCCACTGGCAGCTTGCCCAATTGATTTTAGGTAAAGATTCCATTCGCCTATGATAAATGCCTCACGATCAAATGCCACAGTAAAACTGATAGCAGTTGGTTGATTGGTTGCATCTGTGTTCAAACCTGACCCGTTGGCGGCTGTGATAGTCACGTTTGAAATACGGCTATCTGTAATAATGTTTAGCGCCTCTACGATAGAAGCCCAACGAACATTGCCCTGTGCCAAATACATAGCTTGGGTATCCGTCATTGAAGTGGCATTGGTATAGACATCTGAATTGTTCCATTCGTATGGCCAAACTCCACCGTTTTTGGTAGTTGGACTGCCCGCAGTTGTTGGGTAGTTGGTTGTGCTTGTCATTGTCAATGTTACACGATACAGCGTAGGTGTAATTTGACTTTTATCTTGATTGTATCCTGATCCGGCCATGTGCCTGCTCCTTGATTATAGTATATTTAGCTTGGTTATCACTTGAACACTATTAAGGCCAGCATGGCGGCCTGTACAAAGAACCCAAATCCAATGGTTACAATGTTTAGAATGTCTTTCTGTATGGTTGCTTTGACAAACAAGCAGAACAATCCAGTCCAGGCAAATAATACCAAATCCACCGGAGGCATCTTCTCAGTTAGTCCTGTCAATACTGCTATCATAGTTGGGATAGTGGCCAAATGCATCAGTATAACTGCTATCCAGCCCATTGTTTCGGCGCTTACGTGGGGAGCATGTTCTTTGATGTTTTTGACCCACAGGTTCAAATCAAACATATCATGTATTGTTGTTTTAACTGATTGGATAATTGCGGTTGTATTCATTTTTGTCCTTGATTAATTATAAAAAATGTGACGGCCAATTTTCGCCACAGGTTGTTTACCCCATTTTGGGTTGACATAATCGCCATGGAAATAAAGTGCGTGTTTAATCGAAGGCAGTCTGAATCCTTCAAGTAATACTTTTTTGGCTACTTCCATACTTTCTGTGTACACTGGACCATTCATAGGTTTTTTAACACTAGGCCCTTCACAGTACCAGCTGAACTGGCATAATACTTTTTCGTATACTATATTCTTTTGGTATACTACTTGGCAGATGTCGCTGGGAAATTGTCCGCTTTCTGCACGATTGATTGTTACCTGAGCCACTGCTACTTTGCCTTCAAAAGGTTCGCCGCCGGCTTCATGGTATATGTTACGAGCTAGACAGTCTAATTGTGCTTGTCTTAATTGTGCTGTAACTGGGCTTGCTTGTTCGCGAGCTTGTTTGAGTTTTTCAAACTTTTGATTTACTGCGGTCTGAGCCGCCACTGCCACTGCTAGTAAAACTAAGCAGTTTAAAACTATTTTGATAATGCGTATCATTTTTGTCTCCTTTACGCTGGATGAGGTATCGCTAGTACCATCATGATTGATTGCTTGGCTGTTTTGCTTTCTCCTTGTATTGTTAGCCTTGCCCACTAAACTTTTAGTGGACAATATATAGTTATCCTCTGCTGACAGAGGTAATATACTATTATTTTGAATTGGCATTATTTATCTCCTCATTCTCGAAATATCTACTGCCTGTTCATCACTAAAAACCGGCACTGCGTTGCTTTTATGCATGGTTGCAATGCCTTTTACCATAGTGCCTGTATAAACTTTGGGCGCTTTCAATGTTGCGTTGCCGCCTGTGTCTACACTTTTGATGTGTGCTGTTGTGTTTCGGCCTTCTGGAATTTTTAAACTGTAAGTGGAATTCAAACTAGGTGCGGACATAGCTCGAGCACGTTTCTTTTCGTCTGCTTCGATGCCCCATTTTTTCTGGAGCTCTTTCCATGATTCATCCAAAGCTCTGGCCTTTCGTGCATGTTCTGCCGAAGCGAATTTCTTTTTGCCTTTCTTTTTGCCGGTGGTACTGAGCCACGGACCTTCTAAATGCATACTCAAATTATTCTCCAAAAGTTACAACAATACTAGTATTATACTAGATAACTCGACCTTTGTCAATTATTGTTATACTCGAAATGATTCGCCACAACCACAGCGATCACGTTCATTTGGATTGATGAAATCAAATCCTTCATTGAGTCCGTTGCGAACCCAATCCATAGTCAAACCATTCAGATACACTAGACTTTTGGCATCTACCAACACTACAAAATCTTTCTGGGCAAAATTAGTGACGCCAGGCTCTGCTTCGTAGCTGTCTACATATTCCATAGTGTATGCCAGTCCACTACAGCCAGTAGTACGGACACCTATGCGAATACCAGCACCCTTGCCACGGCGCTCTAAATTTTGTTTGATTCGCTTATACGCTGTGTCGGTTACGGTAATCATCTACTGCCGCCTTAATTGCATCCTCAGCGAGAATGGAGCAATGTATCTTGACAGGAGGCAATGCTAGTTCTTCGGCAATGTCGGAGTTTTTGATTGATCCTGCTTGGTCAAGTGTTTTTCCTTTGACCCATTCAGTAACCAAACTCGAGCTCGCGATCGCTGAGCCACAGCCATACGTGTTAAATTTTGCATCTGTGATAATGCCATCTTCTACCTGTATTTGTAGCTTCATTACATCGCCGCAAGCAGGGGCACCAACCATACCGGTACCCACCGTAGGATCGTCTTTAGCAAATGATCCCACATTGCGTGGATTTTCGTAATGGTCGATGACCTTGTCGCTGTATGCCATATAGTATTTATGTTATTATTTTACTTCTTTTCGAGCGTTCTTAACTGCGGTAACGTCGTTGCGTGTGTCTTTGCACAACTTGGCCAAATCTTGACAATGTTTACGAACACGGGTGCCGGCAGCGCCAACTTCCTTGTCATAAAACTTTTCGAAGTCTGCTTCCATTGCTTCTACGATTGCTGTGAATTCTGCGTGTTTGTTTGTAGCCATATATTTCTCCTTTAGGCAAGTACCAAGTACTTATACCAAGTGTACAGGGGTTAAAAATAAATGTCTAGTCAATTGGCAATAACATTGGGTGATCCGGCAGTTATTGCTCCGCCGTCTGTACTATCTCCAACTCGTCCTACACCAATTCCACCCACAAACACATTGCCCGAGCCGGCATTGATCACTGCACTATGCGGAATACAACTTCTTTTCGGGCCAGCATCAATGGTATGGGGAGCAGTTGGATTACCAATGCACTCAATGGCAATGCCGTTGGCAAACACCTTGGCGCTAGCGCCTGTGGGGCCAGTGACCGTAGTTGTTCCATTACAACCGTGGCCGGTTGTGGTTGGATCTCCGTCTCTGGCAATTGCTGGCATTATGCTAATTTGATTCCGGTTGTTTGTTCTGTATAACGGGTTGCGGCATCTTTGATTGTAGGAGCCAAAACCATTATGGTACTTCTATTTATTGTGACTTCAGCATCTGGATCAGTAGTAAACAAAAATGGTACTAATCCAATTCCGTCCTTGGTTGCTGTCAAACACAATGGCTTGACAACTCGAACGCCTAGCACACCATCTTCTACTAACTTTGCCACAATCTCTTCACCTGCTGTGGTCTTGATTGTGACCACTTCACCTGCTGTAATACCTTTGTTGATTAACATGTTATACCTTTTCAAAATGTCGTTTGAGTTCTTGGAACCCGCCTATATAATTATCGTCTAAAAATATCTGCGGTAAAGTTCTGGCTGTGGGCACAGCTTCCAACAACTGTTGTTTGGTCCAAGTTGTTTCAACATTTCGTTCTTCATAGTCAATACCCTTCATTCCCAGCAAGGCCTTGGCCTGTACACAGAATGGGCAAGAATTTTTACTCCATACCACTGCTTTCATATTTGTTCCTTTTCTTATTATAGTGCAGGCAAGGCGTCGTAGTCAACCGAATCGCTCATAACACCAATAACATAATTAGTTGATTCGTTTTCTTGCAATGCTGTTTGTTTTTTGCTGGTATCCGTGTGCTTGTTGAACCACGGAATAGGAGTTGATTTGGGTGCAGGATGATTATATTTGATACCAAT